CGACTCCCCGAAGTTGCCCGCGAGCAGCTCAATGAGCTCTTACGGGATCCAGCGGTGACGCAAAAAGATGCGGTGGCCGGGATTAACCGGATACTTGAAGAACTCAAACACCCTGAAAGTTTAAGTAAATCGGCGGTCAATCGTTACGCGATGCGCATGGAAGCCGTAGGCAAACGGATGCGTGAATCTCGTGAAGTTGCCGACGCTTTGATCGGCAAGCTGGGCTCTCAACCGCAAGGGAAAATTGGGAACCTGGTTAACGAAATATTGCGCAGTGTCAGTTTTGAGCTCTCACTCAACTTAACCAATGGTGAGTTGGACGAAGAGAACGCCCCGGCAATTGCGAAAACTTTGAAAGACTTGGCGTTGACAACAATGCGCTTGGAAAAAGCTGCCAACCTGAACGTTGAACGGGAAAAAGAGATTCGCGCACAGGTGCTCGAAGAGGCAGCGGAAAAGGTTGATAAACTGACGAAAAAAGGCGGTCTGACGGCGGCCACAGTGCAATCAATCCGCAAAGAGATTTTAGGTATAGCATGAGTTTTACCCCACTACCGAATACCGCTGAATTTGAAGCACCGCCGGTGCTCTTGCCCTACCAGCAGAGGTGGTGCGCTCTCGATGCGCAGCTCAAAATCGGTGAGAAATCACGACGCGTCGGTCTGACCTGGGCCGAGGCGTCGGATGATGCGTTGATCGCGGCCACGGCCAAGAGTGCCGGTGGTCAGAACGTCTACTATATCGGCTACAATCAGGACATGGCCCTGGAATATATCCAGGCTGTGGCGATGTGGGCCAAAGCTTTTAATTACGCGGCGAGTGAATACGAAGAAGGGATCTGGGACGACGGCAAAGAAGATAAAAATATTAAGACCTATACGATCACTTTTCCCGATAGTGATCATCGGGTGGTGGCTCTCTCCAGTCGACCGGCTAACTTGCGCGGTAAGCAGGGAGTGGTCGTACTTGATGAGGCTGCTTTCCATGATCAGCTTGATGAGTTGATTAAGGCGGCTATGGCGCTCCTTATCTGGGGCGGCAAGGTGCGCATCTTAAGTACTCACAACGGGGTCAGTAACCCGTTTAACGAGCTCATTCAAGAAGTTAGAAAACAACGGCGTAAAGGTGTGGTTTTTAAAATTACATTCTTGGAGGCGGTTGAACAAGGGCTCTATCGTCGTGTCTGTTTGCGACTCGGTAAAGTTTGGACAAAAGCCGAAGAAGAGGCCTGGATTGAAGACGTCTACTCTTTTTATGGCGACGATGCCGACGAAGAACTTGATGTCGTCCCGAGCCAGAGTGCCGGCGCTTATCTGCCCGCCGTTCTGGTTGAGTCGCGGATGGTGCCGGGGATCCCGATTTTGCGGCTTGCCAAAGACGACGCTTTTGGCAAAGTCGCAGAGCCGTTACGCAAAGCCGAGATTAAAGGGTGGTGTGAAGATGAGCTTGAACCACTGCTTGCGTCCCTCGATCCCAAACGGGAGCATTGTTTCGGCGAGGATTTTGCCCGCTCCGGAGACCTTACCGCCTTTCCCATTGGCGAGATTGGTCAGGATCTGGTGCGCCGGGTAAAATTTCAGGTCGAATTACAGAAAATGCCTTTCGCCCAACAGCGGCAAATCATCTACTACATCCTCAAGCGCTTGCCCCGTTTGCGCGGAGCCGCTTTTGATGCCCGTGGTAACGGCCAGCAGATAGCCGAAGAGGCCGCCGACGAGTTCGGCCATGACGTGATTCATCATGTTAGGCTGTCGCGGGCCTGGTATGCCGTAAACTTCCCGCTTTTAAAAGCCGCTTTCGAGGATTCCATGATTGAAATCCCCCGTGATGACGATGTCTCCCGCGATTTGCGAGCAGTCAAAGTTATTGAAGGCGTGCCGGGTTTACTCAAAGGCAAAACCAACGAAAAAGGCAAGGAGCAGCGCCACGGAGATTCCGCTATTGCCCTGGTGTTGATGTGGTTTGCAAGTTTGCAAGAACCCGCTCCGATTGAATTTCAAACTATCCCCCAGCGCTCTCATCGGGCCGGGCTGGATAATTTTATGAGGTCGTAATGACTGAGATCAAAAGCAAAACGCCACAGACTAAACCCGATCAGGCCGAAGTTGCCGGGATTGCTCTTGATCCTAAACTTTTCGGTGGTTATCTCAAGACTTTGCGTAACCCGGATAAGGTTTTGACGCTCGAAGCCGGTGGCGATATCTCCATTTACGACGACATCGGTCGTGATGACCGCGTCGGCGGGAGTCTGAGGACGCGGGCGCTGGCAGTGATCGGTAAAGAGTGGGTCATCAAACCAGCCGGGGAAGAGTCTCAAGATCAGGCCGTGGCTGACTATGTGACGCAGGTTTTTACGAGTTTTCCTTTTGATCTGGCGCGGCGCGACCTCTTGCGCGGCGGCGTGCTTAAGGGCTACGCGATTAGTGAGATCATGTGGGATGTGAGTGAGGGTGACATTTCGATTCGGGCAATGAAACACCGGGCGCAAAGGCGTTTTGTTTTCGATGTCGAGGGTGATTTACGGATGCTGACCCGGGAAAATTCTTGGCGCGGCGAAAACATGAGCAAACATCATCCGCGCAAATTCCAGCGTTTTGTTTCCGGCGATGAAGCTGAGACGCCATACGGCACCGGCCTCGGCCGGGAGCTCTACTGGCCCTGGTGGTTCAAAAAAAACGGGATCAAATTTTGGTTGATCTTTGTCGAGAAATTTGCCGCGCCGACACCGGTCGGGAAATATCCAAACGGTACGCTCACCCCCGAAAAAAACACGCTGCTGGAAGCCTGCCAGGCTTTCCAGACCGAATCTGGGATCATCATCCCGGACACGATGCAGATTGATCTGGTTGAGGCGGCGCGGTCGGGAAACATCAGCACTTACTACGACTTGGCGGCGTTCATGAATGACGCCATGACGATTACGATTTTAGGTCAAACGGCAACCACGCAAGGCACCGCCGGGAAGTTAGGCAACGATACAGCGCAAGAAGATGTCCGTGCCGATCTGGTTAAAGCGGATGCTGATGCGCTCTGTGAATCGCTCAATGAGCAGGTCGTGCGCTGGCTCGTGGACTATCAGTTTCCGGGCTACAGTAATGGTCGCAAATATCCGCGCATTTGGATTGATTGCGGCGATGAAGAGGACCACAAACTTTTGAGCGAGCGGGATTTGAATCTTAGCGAAACCGGTGTCCGTTTTAAACCTCGGCATTATGCCGACACTTACGGAATCCCGGAAGAAACTTTTGCGGTTGTTGATCCGCAAAAGGTGGCAACGCCTGATGCCGCTGGAACCGCCGCCTCCGATTTTGCCGAGGGAGCGGAAACAGAATTAACTCCGGAGCAAGAGGCCATCGAAGGATTAAAAAAATCTTCAACGGCGGAGCTCCAAACTCTGGCTGATCCGTTGCTTGAGCCTATCTTTGACATCTTCCGCGAATCTGCCAGCCTCGAAGAGGCGCGGGGCCGAATCGCGGATGCGTTTGACGATATGGACGCCACACTTTTAGCCAAAACTTTGACCGAAGCGCTCTTTAGCGGAGCCCTGGCCGGGAATATCGATGCCGAACGTAACGCTTAATCCGCTGCCTTTCGAAGAGGCGATTGCCTACTTCCGGTCTAAGGGTTTTGCCCTGACCGGTGGCTGGACGGAACTTTGGCAAGAGCTCCACGCTTTAAGTTTTACGGTGGCGCAAGTGGCAAAGCTCGATATCCTGACTGATATTAGAGAAGCGGTTGACCAGGCCCTGGCCAACGGCACGACGCTCAAACAATTTCAGGCAGAGCTTGAACCTCTCTTAAGAAAAAAAGGGTGGTGGGGGCAGACGATTGCCGAGTCCGGGGCAACAATCCAACTCGGCTCACTGCACCGCCTGCGGACAATTTTTAATACCAACATCCAGACCGCTTATCAGGTTGGCCATTATCAGCAGATGAGCGATCCCGATGTGATTAAAATGCGGCCTTACTGGCGCTATGTTGCGGTTAACGATGGCCGCACCCGACCCCAGCATAAAGCGTGGCACGGTTTGATTCTGCGCCACGATGACCCCTTTTGGAATACGCATTACCCACCCAACGGTTGGGGTTGCCGCTGTACCGTGGTGACGGTTTCAGAGCGGGAGATTGAGCGGGATAAACAGCAGGTTGCTGACTCTCCAGAGATTGAGACCTACGAATGGATTGATAAAAAAACCGGCGAAATCCACCGGGTACCGGTCGGCATAGATCCCGGCTGGGCTTACAACCCGGGTAAAGCGGCTTTTGATCCAAACTTAAAACGCTACGCTCCGGATCTACAGGAAAAGTTCAATGGTGCGGCTGGAACTTGATGACAAATCGGTAAGGTTAGAGCTCGAAGCTCTGATCAAGCGCTACCTAAATCCGCGGCCGCTGATGAAAGCTATCGGCCAGGTCGTGCGCACGTCGGTTCTGAAAAATTTTGAACATGAAGGCCGCCCCGGCTGGCAGAAAGGCCACAAGAAAGCCGGGCAAACCCTGACAGATTCAGGGCACTTGAAAAACAGTATTGCGATTGCCGCCGGGAAAGACTCGGTCGCAATCGGCACCAACGTGATCTATGCTGGCACCCATCAATTCGGGGCCGAGCAGGGCTACTACGGTACTCACATCGTCCGCGTACCGGCGCATAAACGCCGGAGTAAAAACGACAACACTTACAACGTCAGAACCCACACAAAAAAACAGC